TGGGCGAGCGTGCCTACAAGGCTGGGCAATTCTTCCGCTCCGCGTTCGGTGATACCGAGGCCAAGCGGTGGATCAACGACAACGCTCCCGAGTACCGGGCGCAGGGCTACACCACCGACACGCTCGGCGGCAATCTGCTCCCGGCTCCGGTGCTGGACGAGGTCATCGTGCTGGTCAACCAGTTCGGCCAGTTTGTGCCAAACGTCCGCAGCGTGACCATGACCGCCGAGACGCTTTCGATTCCGAAGCGTTCGGGCGGGCTGACCGGCTACTGGGTTTCGGAAAATAATACGATCAGCGATTCCAACGCATCGTGGTCGCGTGTCAACCTCGTCGCCAAGAAGCTTGCCGTCAGCAACCGGCTGTCGAACGAGATTCTGGCCGACTCGATCATCGACCTGTCCTCGTACATCGTGACCGAAATCGGTCGGGCGTTTGCTCAGACGACCGACGTTGCCGGGTTCCTCGGTGACGGCACCTCGACCTACGGCGGAATCACGGGCGTCGTCAAGGCGATGGAAGCGACGAGCGGATCGCCTGCCGTGGCACTCGCTGGCCGCTACCGTTCGGCTACGGCGACCGGCTTCGAGACGTTCTCCATTGCCGACTTCACGTCTGCGATGGCGGCTCTCCCGCTCTACGCTCGGGCTAATGCCAAGTGGTTTATCTCGCCAGCCGGTTTCGCGGCGTCGATGCAGCGGCTCGCTCTCACCAGTGGCTCTGGCACCGGCCTCGCGGGCGGCAACAACCAGAACGACGTGCAGAACGCACTCGGACTGCGATTCATGGGCTATCCGGTGGTGCTGGTCAACGTCCTCGACAGCGTGCTTGGTGCCGACGCGGCCAAGACCAAGGTGCTGTTCGGTGACCTTGAACTCGGTGCCATCTACGGCGATCGCAAGGCAATGACTATCCGCACCAGCCAGGATCGCTATGCGGAACTGGACCAGACCCTTATGGTCGCCGTGAACCGCTTCGACATTGCCGTGCATGGTACTGGCACGTCGAGCGAAGTTGGTGCGATCGTGGCGATGCAGACCAAGGCTTGATCGCAGGACGTAACTAGAGGGCAAGGAAGCCCGCAAGCCTCGTGACCAAGATGCGGGGAGGTAGGTTGCCCAAGCCTACCTCCCCGCTTTCTTTGAAGGGACGCCTGTGCAATACAACAACCTCGTATTCACAAACTTCTATTTGGGCGAGACGGGGCGGCGGTATCGCTCGCTGCAACGGATCGTCCAGCCCATCGTTGAGCCTGTTTCGCTCGCGGAACTCAAGGCTCACGTTCGCGTCGAGACTGAGGACGAGGACGACTATCTGCTCGGCCTCATCATGGCCGCGAGGCAGTATTGCGAGACACGCATCGAGCGGTGCTTCGTCGATACGCGGCTTGAAATGAAGCTGGACACGTTCCCTGTCGGCATTGAGTTACCGCTGCCAGCGCCTCCGTTCTCGCCCACGGCGGGACGTCAGGCGATTGAGGTGTCTTACCTCGACGTCACGCTGCAAGAGCTTGCCGTGACCGAGGCAGTGCCGGTCATCACAAGCCAGCCCGGCACTTTCCTCGCCCAGCGAGCCAGCGTGCCTGCCGTGCTGACGCCCAACGTCAACGGCTACTGGCCGGTCACTGGGCCGATTCGTGCAGCCGTGACGATTCGCTGGTGGGCCGGATACGGCGACTCAGGGCGAGCGGTGCCAAAACCCATTCGGCACGCCATCCTCATGCTGGCGGCTCACTGGTACGGCCAGCGTGAGGCCGTGGCGGTCAACATCGGCAACGCCCCGAGCGTGCCTTTTGGCGTCGATGAAATGCTCTCAATGTTCTCATGGGGGAGTTATGCCTGACGCAAATGCTCGCGTGTCTGTTGCACTCACGGCCCAGGTCCGCGACGACGGGGTGTTTCCAAGCTGCCAGACGTACCCGGCGTCTTTTGAGCGGTATCTGGTCAACGGCACAACCGGACAGACGATCTCCAAAGCATACGCGACGACAGGCACGCTGACGGGCAGCAACGTCACGCTGCCAATTATCTCAACGCTGACCAAGATCAAGCTCTGGTACGTCGAAAATACGTCACCTGCTTTGTTCATCGATGCCTCAAACCTGACTGTGGCTGGTGCTCCTGTCAGCGGCACAGTACCGCGAGGACAAATGCTCCTAGCTACGAACGACGTGACCGGCTGGACGGCTTCAAACGTGACGCTCAGCGGCACGTCTGGAACGACGTACAAGATCATCGCACTGGGGAACTAGAGTGGGACTCAACGCCGGGACACTGCGCCGCCGCGTGACAATCGAAAAGATGAGCGAGCAGTCGCTCAATGCTTTCGGTGAAAGCGTCCAGACTTCTGACCAATGGATCTCGGTGCGAACGGTGTGGGCTGGGGTCATGGCTATCACGGCCCGCGAGGCTGTGCAAAGCGACCGCACGCAGACGAGCATCACCTACAAGGTACGGCTGCGGACGCAGACAGACCTCACGACCAAGCACCGGCTGCGATGGCAGGGCGGCGTCCTCAACATTCAAAGCATCCTGCTCAAAGGCAATCGCCTTGAGGAGCAAGAGGTGCTGTGTGCGGAACAGGTGGACTGATGGCGACTTTTGACGGCACGCTATCGAACTCAATGAAGCTGGAAGGGTGCGACGCTCTTGTCGCATCGCTGGAATCGTTGCCAAAAACCATTCAAACCAAGCACCTCAAGGCCGCCATCGACAAGGCGACGCCGCCGATGCGTGCGGCGTTGTTTGCCAATACGCCGACCGGCCCAACGGGCAACCTAAAAGCGGCTGTTGGCTCCGAGTCCGTCTACTACAAATCGGGCGTGGCCTTCGGAATTGTCGGGTATCGGCGAGCCGTCTCGGTTGCCGATCAGCTTGGCTACCACTCTCACTTGATTGAATTTGGAACGAACGACCGAGCACCGACACGCGGGCCGTTCCTCTCTTCGTTCAAGATGGCGCAGGCAACCGGCTATCGACCCGCTGGCTGGTCTGGCGAAAAGACTTGGCCAATGGTGGCAAGGCACATCAGCGGCTCGCGACCGCAGCACCCTCTCGGCCGCGCGTACGCTGCTACTGCTGGACAGTGCCGAGACATACTCATCCGCGAGATGCAAATTGGCCTTGAGAAAGGTCTTGCAGAAGTCGCACGAAAGGGTCTGTGATGCAACAAGACGTTCCAGAGAAATACGTTCACTGGAAGATGACGTGTGACCCGCGCACGGCGAGCCTGTTCGGTTTCCGTGTTTACCCGATCATCGCGCCGCAGGGAGCGACCAAGGCAGACAACGGGGGCGTGCTGACGTTTGCCGTGTTCCGTCGCCTCTCCGCGAACCGTGACACGCGAACGCTTGCCATCGGAGCAGAAGAAGAGGCAGTCGCCTACACGATCCAGTTGGACTCCTACGCCGAAAGCTATGCGGCTGTCAGGGAAGCGGCAAACACGGTGACCAGCGTTCTACACGGAGCGACGGAGTCGCTATGGGGGAGTAACGTGTTGAGTAGCCTGCTGAAGACGGAGCAGGACGACATTGTTGTGCCGGTGGACGGCAAGGCCATGCCGCTTTATTCGGTCGGCCAGCAATACGAAATCCGAGTCACATCGACGTTCTAGCAGGAGCCAAGCATGGCGGACACGATCACATCTTCGCAAGGCAGCGGCAACTTCACGTTCGGCGGTGCATCTTTCCAGATCACCTCGCTCGACGTGTCTGCATCAGCCGCGCAGGTTGACGTTTCGCATCTTGGTCTCGCAGTGAACGCGAAGCGGATTCTTAAAAAGGCACCGCTCGTTGATTCGCCCGAGGTGAAGATTGACTTTCTTGGCAACTCGCTACCGGCTGTTGGCACTAAGTCTACTTTCGTGCTGACCGGCAGCTTTGGCTCAACCAAAGCTGGAGACTGCACGAAAGCTATCTGCACGCAGGCCAGCGTGAAGGCGGCGGTCGGAGAAATCATCAAGGGTTCCGCCACGTTCAAGCTCTCCAAAAACTGAGGAATAGCACATGGCTATCAATTCAAGCCAGAACGCCACGCTGTCGTTTGGCAACTCAATCGGCCACATCACTGGCATCGACGTGAGCCGTTCGGCTGGCACTATCGACACCAGCGACCTGACTCTTGCCGATGGCGATCCGCGATCGTTTGAGCCTGCTCAGTTGCTGAACGCAGACGAGGTGAAGGTCGAAGCGATCTACTCGTCTGCCGAGAACTACCCGACGATCGGTTCGTCCGGCAACCTCTCCACCTCGGTCGGCGGAATCTCTGGCTCGGCAGTCTGCACCGCGTCGAGCGTCAAGTACGCTGTTGGCGAAGTCGTCAAGCTGTCCATGACGTTCACGCTCGGCGGCACCCCTGACTGATAGG